AGTCCCCGGAACTGCCAATCCGGGCGTAGTCCCCGGAACTGCCAATCTGGGCGCAGTACCCGGAGCTGCCAATCTGGGCGGAGTTCCCGGAGCTGCCAATCCGGGCGTAGTTCCCGGAACTGCCAATCTGGGCGTAGTCCCCGGAATCAACGTTTTCACTTGGCGTCTCAGCAATAGTCTTTTCCAGCACAAAATCCACGCACGCCTTGACAAAGCCGGATAATCCCAGTTTTACGCCGATTTTCAGCTTTCGGGAGCAGAACTTTTTCTTATCATCCGTCTTTGGCTCGTCCAGCGCTTCAACTTCGGCAAACTCGTTCGGCGTTCCATCAGAGCGAATCAAATCGTAATAGTCCAGAACGTCAAAGGGGCTTTCGCAAAAGTGCATTCCCTTTTCACAGATTTTCGCCTCCGGTTCCTCGAAGACGGTATTTTCCTGATACTGCTTATCCTTGCAGATCAAGCCGGGGTTGAATCCTTTGTAACCTTTCATTTTGCATTTCCTTTCTGTTTTCCTTTATTCCCCCGAGGGACTTTCCCCCACCTGGGCGGGGTGCAATTCCGCTTCACCGGCTTGAAACAGCCGTACATTTTCGCCTTGCTCACTGAAAATCCTCCATACTGGTCTGTCCCGGCAGCACATCGTACTCCATCCACCAACGGAACACTTCTTCTGCGGTGACCCAATCCACCCTTTCACTAAACTTCTTGTTTTGTCGTTTTCGCTCCTCAAGCATCCGTTCAAAGGCGTTCAGGTATAGTTGCTTGAACTTCGGCCACCGGTAGAACTCCGCTTCACGTCCCTTTTTTCTAGCAAGCGGGCAACCGATACAGCCAACACGGCATTGCCCCTCTGCGTAAAGCGGATTCATCGGGACTTTTGCATCTTCTAAAAATCCGTGCACGTCCTGGTCCGTCCAATCAATAATGGGGTTCACAACTCGTTTTGCTTTCAGGCGGCAGTTTTCAAAAAGCATTCGCTTTTCGTCATTGTCATTGGCAAGAATGATTTTTTTATCCTTGGTTGCGCCCAGTTTTTCGTAGATTCCACGGTTGTTTTTCTGGATGCAGATTCAGCCCAGCGAACCCCGGTGCAGATAAACCGCCCTGCGCCCCCTGCTTCTTTTAGGATGGAGCAGCAGTACCGCATAAGCCGGGTAGGCGGCATGAGCTTCTGAGGAATCAAGCTCCACATGGACACCCTCTGCCCCTTGTAAGTCGGCATATTCACTGTGCATTTGTAGCCCTTTTCCTCCAACCGTTTGAACTCACTTCTGACAAACCGCACCGTTTCTGGGGCATCAGCCGTGGTGTGGTTGTGCTGGAACTCGCAGGGGATGCCGGAACGCACCGCAAGCTCGGTGATAACCCCGGAATCTTTGCCGCCTGAAATGCAGATCACCAAAGGCTGCTGGTAGGCCGCCAAAGACATTTCAGCTGCGGCTTTCAGGCGTTCGATTGCCATCTGCTCCAAGTCATTCATTCTCAAAAACAATCCCCTCTCTTACCAAATCCGGGTGTTCGTACCGGAAAAATTGGCGTTGTTTTTTGTGGGTTTTCCATAGTTTCATGATGTTTTTGTTCCAGTTATCGATGAAATACGTTTCCCATGCCTTGCAGCCGTCCCCGTTGGTGGGGCAATCGTCCCGCGTGCAGTTCCTGCAAAAGGGGCTCTCTGAGTCGATGTACTGGCCGGGTTTTTCTCTCATAATGCGTCCCTTCTTTCATCTGCGCCCGCCGCCAGAACCTGCCGTATGGCTTCCAGCTCAGCGTCCCCAAGCTCGCCGGACGCGCCCTTAGGAATATCAGGCTTCCCATAGCGCCTAACCGGTGGCGCTGACCCAGCACCGCCCCTATCCTGCTCTTTGGCAAGCCAGCCATTGATAAACCGCTGTACCCCGCCCTTGGTTTTCCGCTTGGACGGGTTGGCGTCACACCACCCGGCCATTTTCCGAAGCTCTGCCAGGATATCAACGGCGGGGTAGAGTTCTGCCCATTTGTCCACGTCAGCCCGAAAAACAGGGTAAAGGGATTTATCATTCAGCATGATCTGGCACACCGGCGGCGTGGAGGCGGTGTCCGGCTCCGCGCCTATACTCTCCTTTACTCTACTTTTCTCTACTCTACTCTCCTCTACTCTACTATGTCTTTGGATGTCAGCATTTTTTGAGAAAATGTTGACATTTCTGCTTGAAATGTTTACATTGGGGCAAATTTGGGCGCACTCGACCAGAAGGATGTTGTAATCGACTTCAAGACTTTTACGGCGGCTGACTGCCTCGAAGTACCGCTTCTGAATTCCCCGTGAAGTCAGAACGTGATACTTGTCATATATCTCTTTGTCGAACATCCCTCGTCTGATAGAAGCTTCTATTATTTCGGAAACGACGCTCCCACCCAGCCCGCACCTTCGGGCGAACAAAAGCGCAACCTCCTCTGTCCATTCAATGTAATAACCCTCCTTGCCGTATATCTCTTGCAGCAAGTGAACGATTACACCAAATCCTGTCAAGCCATATTCTGCTTCTATCAGTTCAAATTTCTTGTCCAAGCAAACATCAAGCGGAAAGAAATCAAGTCCGCTTTTGATTGCCATAGTTTACTCCTCGCTTCCCAGCCTAGGGAATAGAACAATTTGAAAGTCGCGACTGCCAAAAATGTCAACTATGTGTTTTACTTCTTCTTCGGATATACAATCCAGTCGGAGAAGATTATCTTGAAGGTCATCCAATTCCAAGATATTCTCGGCATCGGTGACGATAACGTCATATTTCATTGCGCATTCACTCCTTCACCAGCGAATATCTTGCGAAGCACGTCCGCTCCCCGTATCGGTTCTTCCCGGTGACGGTTTCGCTCTTGATGGGTACGCCCTGGGCTTTCAAATCCCAGATTCTAGCACCCAGCCGGTAACAGCCGTACTCGGTAACAGCCTCGGCCTGAGTGATACTTCCATAGTCCTGCAAATGACGCAGGATACGCTCACACTGTGTCACGGGGTGCCTCCTCTCCGGTGAGACGAACCGCCACGCATGGGCGGGTGCCGTACCGCTTGCAGACTGTGGCGTCTGTGATAGCTGCGTCATCCTTGTAGGCGATACCGTTCAGGGCGTCACACACAATCTTGCCTATGTTGTCCCAGTCGGGTTTCACCATGGGAAGAATCTGATTGTCAATCGCTTCGGCCTGCTTGCGCTTGCTCCACGAATGGGGAACGGGGTAGATCGCCGCAATGTCAACCCGGATAGTGCCGGTAAACTTTGCCCCGTGGGCTTCGCACTGGTATGCCCATGCCACCAGCTTTTCATAGTCCTTCGTTTTCTTTGGGGTGTATGTCTCACCGTTCTGGGTGAAGCGGGGGCGCTCCTTCCCTTGCGGAACGCCGGGAACCGTAAATTCAATCGTCACGTTTTCGCTCCTTCCTTTGGAGTTGGCGGTTTTACCTCACACCGCCAAGGGAATTGCAAACTATACTGTTAATCTTTTTGAGGAAAGATTGATTTTTCCGGCCTAGAACGGCAAGGCGGGGTCGTCTTCGGTGATCTCCCGATATCCTCTGAGCCACTGCTGACTGTATCCGTTGCCCTGGTTCGTCTGCTGTGGGGCGCTGGGCTGCCCGTATCCGGCGTTTTGCGCCGTCCCGGTATTGGTGGTATCCTGAGAATTGCGCTTGCTGGAAAGCAGCTCAACGTTTGTGGTCACTATCTCAAACGTCCGGCGCTTGTTCCCGTTCTTGTCCGTCCAGTCCCTGGCTTGCAGCGCTCCAGAAACGGCTACGATGTCGCCCTTATGGCCGTACTGCGTCAGATACTCAGCGCCCTGCCGCCATGTGACGAAATCCAGAAAATCGGTGGCATCCTTCGTCATTGGCCGCTTGACAGCGAGGCTGTAGGAGCAGACTGCCGTCCCCTCCTGGGTTCTTCTCAGCTCCGGGTCGGCGGTGAGCCGCCCGACAAATTGACAATTATTCATGTGTTCTCCTTCCTGTAAATCAGATCGTTTTCGTTCCAGCCGGGATAAATGCCCATCAGGTACTCCCGGAAATACGCCCTCATTTCCATTCTTGCCGTGGTCTGATCGTACCGGTTGTGACATCTGGGGCAGAGGGTCAGCCCGTTCTGGGCAATGCCAAGCCCTCCCTGCGCCCGGGATATGTAGTGGGCGTTGCTCCATGCCAGAGGGGCGGGGGCGGGAGCGCCGCAGAATACGCAGCACGTCCAGCCGTCAATGCTGTCCCGCTGGGCAATCGCCATTTTCTCGTCCCGGGTGAAGTCCCTCGCTTTGGTATCCTTCCTCAACGCCATTCCTCCTTCAGCAGTTCCAGTTTGTCCGGGGGCAGGGTTTCAATATCCAGTGCCTTGCAGTCCTGTATCAGATTGTCGATCAGCCGCGCCATTTGTTTGGTGTCGTAGGTGCTGGAACCGTGGTATGCCGCCAGGTTCCGGCACCCAGGCACCTGAGACGCGCCCAAGCTGTCCACCAGCCATCCAAGGCCGTTTTTCTGCCAGCTCCGTGTGAACCGCTCTACATCCTGCTCCCGGACGCACATAGGCGTGTAATTATCTCCCACGCCCCGAACGGCGTTCCGGTAGACCTCAACCGGAGGAATCCCCATAGCGGCGGCAAGCTTGTGAATCAGCACCCAGGCGTAGGCGTTTGCGTCCAGGCTCCGCTTTTCCCGGTGCTCTTTCAGGGATAAGTCGTAGGGCGTGGCCTTCATCTTCCGGATAAAGGCCATTGCCTTGCCCAACTCAGAGCGGAAAGGCTTGACCATCAGCCAGCCGCCTTCCAGTTTAGCCTCGGTGAATGTAAGCTCCGTCATGATTGCTGCCACACAAACGCCCGAAGGTTCTTTGTGTCGTTGCGGATTGCAAGTCCGGTGACCCGCCCGGTCTTCTCGTCATAGGCGATTTTCTCCACGCTGAACTTGTCGTAGCAGTTGAACCGGGTCTTTCCGTTGAAGGAAGATGCTTTGATCTCTGCCTTATTGCTGGGAATCCAGACAGACGGGGACGTGTAAAGTTCTCTTCCGATGCCCCAGCGGAACCCGGCGCGCTTGAAAGCGTCGCTTGCCTCGCCCTTTTTCTGGTTGCCTTCCTCGTCCTCCCGGCTCTCGATACCGCAGTCCCATTTCCATTGGATACCGCCGTTTTCCTGAATAATCCCGATACCGGCGTAGAGATTGCCCTTGATCTCCTTGTAGTCGTTCGTCCAGTTGCCAGCCCCCACAGTCTCGTCCAGCAAGTCCATATCCGTCCTCGCCGTCTTGTACAGCAGACACACCAGACCATTTTCCTTGACCTGCTTGACCTTGACCTCAATCTCGTCAGCGGTCAGAAACCGAAACATTCTTGCCATCGTCTTCCTCCTTAAATTCCAGCGGGCACTCATACCCGACTGTTGCTCTTGTATCCAGCAGATACTCCCCGGTCAACCGGCACTGCTTCCGGGCGTATGTTTCCATACACGGGCACAAATCACAGCACACATGCCCCTCCGGGAAGTAAATGCTTGCCGTGGCCTTCTCGTACCACAGGCAGCTTTTTTTATCCGCCATAATCCACCTCAATCATAGGAAATCTCCTGCCATTCCTCCCGGCTATCCATGCAGAGGTCGCAAATGGCATCGTCCCGGATTTTCCAGTATCTATGTCCCACGGTTCTCCCGCAGCAGATGCACACCGGAATGCTGCTGTCCGTTGCCTGGGGATCGTACAAATAATCGTAATCCGGATTCACACCAACATCATCCATTGACTTTCCTTTCTCAGTTTGATATACTGTAAATGGTAGATATTTTTTATATCGCTTGCCGTCCCCGGTGCTGGAACATCGGGGGCGGCTTTTTATCGCCCTCTGATGCACCGGCCGATACCGGCGCCCATCAGGATAGCGCATACCCACATTGCGGGAACTGCCGCCTTGTCTGCCAGCAAATCTGCCTGTTGCCACCAGAAAAGCACCAAATTCAGCCCCGCATAGGGGAGAACATGGAAAACGCATTCCTTGATATTGAACGGCTTCCGGTTCTCCGGCGCCGGCTCCCACCGGGCATCCACGGGTTTATTCCTGCTTGCCATATCCTCACCCCCTGACCTCATGATTTCGGTGGACTACGTCGAAAAGCTCCACGTTCTCATCGTCAAACGCCTTACTTTCCTTCGATTCCATCAAAAGGGATTCCCGCAGATGCTCATTTTCCCGGCGCAAGCGGCGGTTCATCTCCGCCATTGTACGAAGCTGGGTCGTTTCGTTGGGTGTCATTTGGTGTTCTCCTTGTAGGGGCAGACACAATCCATACGAACAACCTGTTCCCACCCCACTCTATTTTTGAACACACGCTCCCCCGTGCAGGATATTTCTGGACCAACCAGCGTTACGATTTCGCCGATTCTGAAATGGTGGTGGCATTCCCCGAAAGGGCGATTTCCGGTAACCACGAACTTGTCCCCGATCTTCGGCTTGCTCTCCTTTGGCTTGTCTTTTTCCTTGCGCTTCTTCTCAAAAAGCCGCTCAACAGCGGCCCTTGCGCCCTCCGCTCTGCTGTAGGTATCCTTCGGATTGCACCGGGCTTCTGCGGTCTTCACGTCCCGTCCTCCACGTTTCAGCGTGGCCGTGGTAATCATCCCGTCAAAGCGGAGTTCCACGGTGTATTCCCGCTCAGGCTCTGCAAGGCCGGAAATCATGTCATCATCCCAGCACCAGCCGTATCCGATATTTTCGCCGTAATCTTCCTCCATCCAGTATCCGGACAAAAGGCATTCTCTGATCGTCATGACTTTTCCCAGCCACTTGTCCATTTTCCCGAAATTGTTCATGGGGCCGGTTCGGTGGTCTACAATCCGCACCTTATCCCCACACTTGTATTTCGCCATAAATAACTCCTTTCAAAAGTTCGGCGATCTGCCGTATGTCTCGCGGTAAATCCGCTCGTAGATGTCCGGCTGCTCTTTCATGAACGCTCTGACCCGTTTCCCAAGCTCCCGGATCGCGTTTGACCGAAGTAGCTCTGCTCGTACAGCTTGCAAATCTGCTCCGCTCTGGCCAGAAACTCGTCCGTCTTCGGTGTCATGCACCGAACTGCCAGCGCGTCGCACAGGGATGTCGCGGAGATGATGAAGCCCTCGTTCCGAAGCTGCTGAATCAGCCAGTTGTTCCGAAGATTGCAGGTGTTCAGCGTCTTCCGGATATACTTTGCCAGTTTCTCCCGCTCCCCGTAAGACTGCGGGAGGTTCAGTTTTGCCATCCATTTGTCCCTCCTCCTTAAGTAAAAAAATGTTTGTTTGGTTGACTGCGGCGGAAAGGTTCGCTATAATGCCCATAGCCCGTTGCGGCAAATAAAGAGTGAGGAGGTACTTTATGTCCAACAAACTTTTGTTACCGCCAGTACCGAACCACGAAGGTGGCGTGATGCGTTAGGGCGAGGGGCAGAACCGAAACTGCCAAAGTGAAACGGTGCGTCAAGGACGCAGGTTTGGTCTGCTGTTGAAAGTAAAGCGGGAATCTAGGGTTTCTCGCCGTTTAGGAATACGGACTTCCAACGCAGCGCATTTCGGCAAATAAATTTGGGGGAAATTCACTCGTGACCAAACCACGGGTGAATTTTTCTTTCCGCCGCAGCCAATTTCTTTGAACATTTTTTCCGCAAAAGACTTGAAAATCTGAGTAGCGCATGGTATACTGAATTTGCCGAAACAATAAACCATCCGCTACTCGCCGGAGTTTGAATTCCCGAAAACTCGGATTTCATACCCCGTGATTTTCTGCACCCTTTTTGGAATCGGTGTTCATGACGTTAGTATAGTCCCATAAGTCCCAAATGTCAACACCAAAAGTCTCAAAAGTCAATGTTTGGAGGACTGTACAAAAAATGAAGATTGACTATGTGAATTTTTACAATAATTTTGTAAACCTTTGCAAAGAGAAAGGATTGAAGCCGTCCAGAGCTGGCATCGAGGCAGGCATTCCAAAGCAAACAGTGTCCAACTGGAAAGCCGGTCGCAAGCCGAGTGACACCTATGTCGCACAGTTAGCCGATTACTTCGGTGTACCCGTCTCCTACTTCTCCGAGGAAGCCCCGGAAACAGAAAAAGCCCCGGCTCCCAGCAAGGGAACCGAGGTTTTCATGAAGATGTATGATATGCTCACGCCCGATAGGCAGGCGCGTCTTTATGAAGCTCTGTCTGATCTTGTAAAAGAGCAGATGCAAGAGCGATGATCTTTTCCTTGTCCTCTTCACTAAGCTGTTCAAACATCTTCAAAACTTCCTCCCGCATGTTGTTTCTCTCCTTTACTTTTTATCATTATCGAACGCCTGTTCGGATTATGTGCTGGTTATAACATACTATCTGTCCAATAAACCGGACTAATTAAAAAATTGCACAAAAAATTTTTCTCTTCGTTGAGATTATATGTCGAACGTGGTATTATTTTCCTGTAGAATTGTCCAGTTTGGCGCTGATATAAATAGTTGGAAAGGACGTATGACGCATGGAAGGATATGAATTGGAAAGCTATTCCGAGCAAACATTTGAAAGCATAAAGCACATTGACGAATATGGCCAGGAATATTGGCTTGCCAGAGAACTTGCGCGAGTTCTTCAATATGCGGACTGGAGAAACTTTGAAAATATTCTCTTTAAGGCGATGGACGCCTGCAAGAACAGTGGAATTTCTATCGAAGACAATTTCGGCGAAGTTACCAGTTTCACAAAAATGAACACCGGAAGTGTCCGTAAAATTAGTGATTATGCACTAACTCGCTATGCGTGTTACCTGATTGTGATGAACGGCGACCCTTCTAAGCCCGTAATAGCTGTCGGTCAGACATATTTTGCGGTAAAAACGCGTCAGCAGGAATTGATTGACAACTACGACCAGCTTTCCGAAGATCAGAAACGATTGGCAATTCGTGATGAGATGACCGCTCACAACAAGTCTCTTGCGGAAGCGGCACAAATGGCCGGAATTGAAGATCCACGGGACTACGCAATATTTCAAAACAAGGGCTATCAGGGGCTATACGGCGGACTGGGAATGAAGGAGATTCACGCACGAAAAGGCTTAAAAAAGAGCCAGAGAATACTGGATCACATGGGAAGCACTGAACTTGCAGCAAATCTCTTCCGCGCCACCCAGACGGATGAAAAGCTTCGCCGCGAAGGCATTCGCGGCAAGCAAGCTGCAAATAATACGCACTATGAAGTTGGGAAGAAGGTGCGTCAGACCATAAAAGATTTGGGTGGCACCATGCCGGAAGACCTGCCTACGCCGGAAAAGAGCATTGCTCAAATTGAGCGTGAGCAAAAGAAGCTGAAAGGCGAACGCGAGTAAATCTTCCACCAGAATCAAGGATTGCCCCGCCACCCGTGCCACAAGGTGACGGGGCTTTGCCGCCGGAATGGTGTGTCCCTTACCTTTGGCTAGTATGATAATACTGTTCAGCCGGTGGTGACGTAAAGGTGCATCCGAGTAATTCAGTCGTTCTCAGCGTAATTTGTAGGATTTTTTCGGAAAGGGCGAGCAGAAAATGGAAAAACGGAAAATAATACAACAAATATCGACGATTTGTGATAATCTGCCCGCAAAGATGAAATGGGCAAAGGAGGAACAGCACAAAACCAATCAGCAGATTATCGACAGCACAGGGCTAAGTGAATCCATGGTTAAAAAGTTTTTCTCCGGCCACCTGACTGGCCCCAGTATCTATGATGTGACCGCCATTGCCATTGACCTTGATCTGTCCCTGGATGAGCTGATGGAGCTGTCCCCGCCGAAGAAAGACCAGAGTGCGGAAATCGAACGGCTGAAAACCGAAATTTCACACAAGGAAGAACTTATCTCGGAAAAAGATAACGCCATCTCCCGGCTAGAAGAGCGCAGCCACATGATGGATAAAGAAATATCCGCCGTCCGGCATAACTGGAAGCGTGTGACTTATGGAGCCGCAGGGCTTGCGGTTCTGTTCGGCATCTTCCTTATGGTATATGTCTTTCTGGATATGCAAAACCCGAATCTTGGCCTGTTCCAGTCCGGCCACGCCTCGCCGATCGTTTATGTCGCGGCCTTTTCCATTATCGGAACATGCCTGTATATCGTCCGAACTGTGATAAAGCGAAACGCAAAAAGGAGTAAACACGATGCAAACAATACCAATTGATCTATCGGCTCTTACGCCGGAGGAAAGACAGCAGTTTGCAGATAACCCCTCCGTTCTTTCCTCGGACTGCGAGGCGGTCTGCTGCCTGTATATGCGCTACAGTTCCGACCGGCAGACAGAGCAGTCCATCGAAGGGCAGCTCCGGGAGCTGATAGCCTATTGCAAGCACCACAGCTACCGGGTTGCCGCCATTTATGTTGATCGGGCGATTTCCGCCCACGCAAGCATGGACAAGCGGCCAGCGTTCCAGCAGATGCTTGCTGACAGCGCCAGATCGTCATGGAAAACCGTTTTGGTTTACAAACTGGACAGATTTGCCCGAAACAGGGAAGACAGCGCCATTGCCCGTATGCGGCTCAGGAAGAACGGCTGTAACGTGGAATCCGCGAAAGAGGGCATTTCCAAGAACCCGGAGGGTGTGATTCTGGAAGCCCTGCTGGAAGGTATGGCAGAGTATTATTCTCTGGAGCTGTCCCAGAAAATAACCCGGGGAATGCGGGAATCTGCCATTAAGGGAAATTGTTTGGGCGGTCAAATCCCACTGGGATATAAAATTGAAAATAAAAAGTACGTCATTGACCCCCTGACAGCCCCATTGGTGAAGGAAGCGTTTTCCCGATACGGCGACGGGGAAACAGCCGCCTCGATATGCGCAGACTTCAACGCCAGGGGTTACAGGACAGCAAGCGGCGCAGAATTCAACAAGAGCAGCTTCAAAAATATTTTCCGGAACGAGAAATATATAGGCGTATATAAGTACAAAGAAATGCGGCGGGAGGGCATCATCCCGCGAATTATTGCCGACGATGCGTGGATTGCCGTTCAATCCCGCTTGAAGGTTAACGAATCTGCCCCTGCCCGTGGAAAAGCAAAAGTGGCGTACCTTCTTGCCGGAAAGATTTTCTGCGGTCACTGCGGCGCTCCAATGACAGGCGAGTGCGGGCGCGGAAAATCCGGGAAAATGTACAATTATTACTCCTGCGCGACCCGCAAGCATCATAACAGCTGTGAAAAAAAGCCAGTCCCGAAGGACTGGCTGGAAGATGTGGTAGCTCAGGACGCTCTTGACGTACTGACAGACGAAATTATCGAATTTGTGGCAGAAATAGCCGCCCAGCAGTCAGAGGAAGACATTCAGAAGAATACACAGATTCCGGTCATACGAAAAAAGATTTCTGAAATTGAAAATAAAATCCGCAATCTGACGAAAGCGCTCGAATGTGCTTCCGTTGCGCCGGACGCTATTGTGGAAAGGCTTGCCGAATTGGAAGCCCAGAAAAAGGGGCTGTCTACACAACTATCCGATGAAGAGCGCGGCGTGATTCCGCTCACAAAGGAATCTGTCGTGGTTTATCTGAAAGCGGTAAGAGAAAAGGCGGTTCCACTGGAAACCCAGAAAGCTATGCTTATTGAAATGCTTGTAAATTCCGTCACCGTTTACGATGACGAGCCGGGATTCCTGAAACTCGTGTACGCCTACCGCCTGACGCAAATTCCCACGAGGACATATCGCGTGCCAATTCCCGCAAAAGTACCGTGTTCGGATTTTAGGACGCAACCTGCTCCATTGGACGCAAATCCGAACACAATTACCGTTGTGGGGATGGTTTTCATCCAAACCAGAAGACACGCCCTGCCTTGATTGGTAGGGCGTGTTGCTTTATTTTTTGTACATAGCCTGTACAACTCCGACGTTCTCCGCCCGTTCAATATCCCGCTTGTGCAGGTACTCATAGACGGCCATCATGGCCGCAGGCGGTGTGGTTCATTTCCTCCCCGCTCAGCCTGTAAAACAGGTCTGCCAGCTCCGGGTCGTCGTGCTTGTATTCCACGGCCAGTTCTGCGTAGGTGTGCGCGTCTTCCAGCTCGTCCTCAATGTGCTACATCAGCAGTTTGATTTCTTTCATCTGATGCCCTCCTGAATGTACGCATACAGCGTGTCAATATCTTGCTTTCCCAGCTTGAGCGTAAGCCCGATTCCGGGGATTTTCACGGGCAACGCCTCTGTCCCCATGTATGGCTTTGCGGCGTTGTACAGGGCGTCAACATCCACTGTGCCATGCTCCATATCGTAAACGCCCAGCGCCTTTACCATGGGATGATCTGCGTACTGGGCAATAATCTTCGGGAAATTTGCGGTAAGCAGCCCCCCAGCCCCGGCAACCAGAACTCTGTCCCAGCCAGAAAGACTTGGAGCAATGCTTCTGTCAATGAATCTCGCAAGCCCTGCCTGCACGTTTTCCATAGGAATCATAAATTACCTCCTTGAAAGTATGGGGCGGCGGCTGCCGCCCCAATTGTCGGGAATCAACCGTTGCAGCACCCGCCGCACTTGGGCAGGGGGTTGTACAGCGTCTGTGCCGTGGTGCCGGTTCCGGTGGTCACGTCGGCAACCTGCTTCGGATAGAAGGTCGCGTTGGCGTAGGTCACGATGGAATTGTCAGCGCAGCAGCGCCGCTCTGCCTCGATCTTGATGTCCTTGGACAGATCAGCCCGAACGCATTCCACGTCCTGACGAACCAGCGCGAAGCTGTCCTCAGTGCGCTGATTGTGTACGGCCTGATCGCACAAGGTCTTGCGAATGTCCTTGAGCTGTCCGTCAATGTAAGCGTACAGCTCAATGGATTTCTGGTCGTTGTAGGCGTTTGCCTTCAACAGCGCGATTTCGGAATCCTTGGCGGCGAGCTGCTGCTCACGATCCAGTTCATACCGGCTCACGGGCATGTTCTCGCTGCACCCGCCCCAGCCATAGCCATAGGGCATGGCGGGTATAACGGGAGCGGTGGGAGCGGGATTGCGGTTGCCGAGAGCCAGAGCGCCCAGGCCGCCCGCAGCATTCATCACGCCCAGCGCCAGACCGGCAATACCCGTGCCAAGACCGGCACCGGCTACGCCTTTGCTTGCATAATCCTTTTCTACTTCCATTAGAAGTCCTCCTTCAAAATATTAGGAGGTGGCCACCTTCTGTCATTATAATAACAAAAAACCAGGCGAACGAATCATCATCGTTTCGCCTGGTTTTCGTCAGAAAATCGTCAATTTGTGGTCAAATAACTAGGTCATCCGGGAGTGTGGCACTGTACCCCTTGACTGCATCATATTTCTGCTGCAATCTTCGGACAACCCTGGTTATCGTGGCTTGGGACACATGGAGATTTTGTGATTGCCATATCTGGCTTTTCCCGGCGGCACGGGTGGTTAGGACATCCATTTCCAGTGGCGTTAGATACGCCAGCCTGTCAAATTCTTTCACAACCACCCGGTTTATCCGGGATTTATCCATTTATGGCATCAGTCCTCCTTGGGGGAACTGTAGGTTCTTGCCTGTTTGCTATCAGCGATACCGGCGGTGGTAGGATCATTGACCACGCCCAGAATCACCAGCAGGGCAAACACGGCGTTCACCACGGCCAGAAGCTTGTCGCCGATCTCCCCCAAATCCAGCGTAAAGCCGAACAGGGCGGCCACCGTTTGCACCAACAGAAGCAGCGCAGGAATTGCGGCCATCCAGAAGGCTTTGTTTTTGACACGTACAATCCAGTTAATCATTTTGTTTTCCTCCTTAAAAATCAGCCCAGCCCAAGCCGGGCAAGAATAAACCCTACGACAGCGGCTACGACGATGTATATGACCTTTTCTACAAGCGACTTCCACCGCTTGCCGGGTTCGGATTTCAGCTCCTGCACGTCCGTGCAGAGGCCATCAACCTTCTCCCCGGTAACTTCCACCTTCTCCGCCATCACCGCAACAGACGTTGCCAGCGTGTTCACCGCTTCCGTGTGCCGTTCCAGCGCGTCCAGACGGTGGGAGTTGGATTTGCTCCGCTGTTCTACCGCAGAAAGCCGCCCAGCGATTTCAGTTTCTTCCATTGGCATACTCCTCTCTTAGCCGTTCCACCGGCTGTACTTCCCGTTGTCCTCGTGAATGCCCCAGCTGTACAGCCCCAGACCGCCCCGCCCGGGGATTTTCTCGGCCTGCACCTCCTGCGCTATGGCATACAGCTTCTCCGGGGAGATCGCCCCTGAGAGGTCTACGGCCTGTCCCGTGGTGTGCAGGGAGTTGGATACTCCGCCCACCTCGGCATTGTGCCGCTTGCACCGCACACCGGAATTCACGTTCAGGGGCACTCCCGCCCGGCGGCGTATCTCATCGGCCATGCGGACGGTTTCCTCTGCGGGTTCTGCAGGGAAGCCGTTGCAGTATTTCCCGCCGCACTGGCACCGGAACTCCTCACGAGTGAAGTACCGGATATCGTCCCAGAACGTCCCCGTTTTCTGCGCGTCGCTGCTCTCCGGCTTCTCAACCTTTACCGCCGTCCCGGCGATAGCGCCAATGAGCATTTTCTGAGTAGCCGCCCCCGGTATCCCGTCCACTGCAAGCCCGTAGTCGTCCTGAAACGCCCGAATTGCCCCTTGGGTATTCCTGCCGTCGGCTCCGTCAATCGCGCCAGGGGAATAGCCCAGATAGGTCAACAGGCACTGAATCTGCTTGATGGTCATGCCGTCACCGCCTCCCATCCTGCCGGATACGCCGACGGGCTCCACACATTGTTTGCAATGGTGCTGCGGTAGATCACCCCGCCATCGGTGCAGCAGTCACCTTTGTTGTAGGGGCTGGTGGAGATCGCCACAAAGGGCAGCGCCTTGGCCGGGTCTGTAGACCACACAAAGCCCCACTGGGCGGGAAGCTCCTCCGGCACTTGTGTATAGATGGTGCTATCATAGGGCTGCAACAGCCGCACCACACGACCGGCCGGGGACAGACATACAAACCCGGCCGCACGTTCCAGCATGTTCTTGACGGTACAGGCGGCCTCAAAGTGCGGGATGTCCCGGTCAGCCGCATACAGTTCTGTGCCTGTCATGTCCGGGGCTTTCTTCTGCAAGCTCTGGGCATTGGCACGCCCCTGGGCATACATGATGCTTTTTCTTTCCTCCTGGGTCACAGACTATCAACCCCTTTCTTATAAGCTTCATCCAGCTCTTTCAGCTGTTCCTCACCACCACTGGATTTTATTTCCATGATTTTCGCCAGAATGGCGTTTTTGCGTTCTTCGATAGTTTTGGTAGTCATGCGTTATTCACCCCCAGAGCGGTTTCAATCTCAGTCAATGCAGCTTCGTACTCGGCGTTCTTTTTCAACGCCTCTTCCAGCGGGGTGAGGATTTCCACCCCGCCCCGATAGAATTTACCATTGCTGTAGGTATCGCCGATAGCCACGGGGCGGTCTGCGGGGTCGAGAAGAATATCAGTTTCAGGCTCGGAATCGGAGCACCACAGCATGTTGGCCACGGTGCCGTTTTCAATAAGTGCCATTGATTTTGCCATTATGCAGCCCCCCTTGTATTGCGGATGATGGCGATGCCGGAGCCGCCAGAAGCGTATGTTGCAGCAGAATATAAGTTACCAAGTCCACCACCGCCGCCGCCCGTGTTTGCGTCACCGTTTTTTGGCCTTGGGTTTGCACCATTACCGCCACCATCACCACCGCCGCCAGCACCGCCAGACGATGTTTCATGCGTCGTTACAGCCCCGCCTCCGCCACCGCCAGCGTAAAGTGTGCCATTGGCTTCCTCAAATTCTCTTGTTGTTGTTCCCTGGCCGCTACCACCATCACCACCGCCGCCGGAAGATCCGTCAGAGCCGCCAGAATAACCAGCACCTCCAACTACCCCTGAGCCGCCACCAGATCCGCCCGAACTAGGGTAGTCACCGTTTGTGCTAGTGTCACCGCCATTGGCGGTCAAGCCAAATGCAGACGTTGTGCCACCAGCGTTTGGTGGAACTTTATTACTTGTAGTAGGGCCAACACCGCCCGCACCAACTATGATTGGGTATTCTATACCTACCTTCACGGAAACGGATTTTTGCGTCTTTGTATACCCACCACCACCGCCGCCACGTCCGCCACCGCTTGCGCCACCCCCAACAAGGAAGACGTCGATACCGTCCTCTGCACCTTTGAGGTTGGTAAACGTCAGCGTGCCAGAGGTCAGGAAGCGGATTTTCCAGTTGTCTGGGGATACGGTGATAGGCTCATCGGAATCGTTGACGATTTCGTAGTCACCTGTGTAAGTAAATTCGGGGATGGTGTTGAACGAGATTGCCGTGCTGTAGTCAGTCGTAATCACAACATTCTTTTGGGCAGTCTTGCCGTCGCCGGTGATAGTAACAGTCCACGTCCCGCTTGCAAGCCCCTTGAAGACCACCACACCGCTGGTGCCGGAGTTCTTGGTTTTTGTCTTGCCATCCTTGGAAACAGTAACAGTGACGTTCGCCGGGGCTGTGACGGTAAGGGTGCCGCCTGCACCGCCGCTGGCACCAAATCCATATAAAGGCACTGCAATGCTCATACGTACACCTCCACCGTGATCGGAATGTTCACCGTGGGCTTGTCCTCAAGGCAGGTAAACGTCAGCACGCTGCCCGACCGGGAAGCGAAGCTCACCATGCCGCAGGCCTCTTTCAGCGCAAGGTTGATGTCCGTGTTGCTCCCGTACACTGGATAAGCCATCGCACGTTTTGTATCCGTCAGACCGGAGACCGTAACAGACTGGGTATACGGGGCGCTGGCAGACCAACCGGCAGCAGTTAACGTTGCAGTCTTTGCAATCGTTTTGGCGTTACTTAACGCCGTATCTACGTACCCCTTGGTTGTGGCATCAGCGCTGTCCGTGGGCGCACCTAATGCTTTAATTTGATGGGAGTTCATGACAATATTTCCGGTCATTAAACCGCCAGCACTAGGCAATGCCCCAACATTTTCAGCTTCTAGCTCAACGTTGCCATTGGAGTTAGGTTCTTTGCCGCACACTTTGGATACAGCACCGGTGCCATCCAAGCCCATGCGGGAGACGGAGTAGGCATAAATCGGGGTTCCGGAATTGAACGTCATTGCAACTCGCGTCCACAGGTAAGCGCCCTGTGCTACCGTGGGAATGCTGCCTTGCCAGTTTCCGGACGGTATAACATTCCCGGATGTGCTGGCTTGATATGTTACGGACTGACTGGTCAATAGAGCCGGGTTCCCGATGTCGCCCTTTTCGCCCTTGATCTCGAACCACTGATACTTCGTCCAGTCCGTTGGGGCAGTTGCGGAATTGCCGCTGTATACGCCCATCCAATTGTCCGGCAGTACGCCGAAGCTATGAGAAGCTGCCGTGGGCTTCTGAGACGCGTACCGAATCCAGACGTATGCGTTGTCGCCCTTATCGCCCTTTGCGCCGTTCGTTACGGTAAACGTGCTGGTGGTATTATCGTTATAGGTAATACGGTACGTGTCTACCAGCCCGCTGGCGGAGGCTTTGGCAATGGTTGAAATGCTCCGACCGTTTTTTACGGCGAAGTCAAAGGTAGTGGTGTCCGCCATGGTGATACGGTATGTATCCGTAAGGCCGCTGGTGGAATGCTTCACGATGCTGCTGATACCGCCATGGCCGTCAGCGGCTGCGGTCAGCCAGTTCAGCAGAATTTGTCCCGTCAGCTTCTTTGCCGCGCTGTCCTGTTCCAGGACGAAAAGGTCAGCGGCTTTTATCTGTTCTGCTGCAATCAGCTCGGATATTGCTTTATCTGCCATCTGCTTCCTCCTGTTCAGTCTCCTTGTCAGGTGCAGGAGGCGCAGACAGCGCCTGCACCACTTCTTCAATGGCCTGCATACTGCCCAGCATCCTGTCCCAGTTCTCCCGTCCTGTGACCTGAACGCCCTCAAGAGTGTTCAGGACTGCCCTAAGTTTCATTACAGGGTTCATATTCTTACTCCTTCCCTAGTACAACACGAGTAGCCGCAGAGCTAGGTACAATAGCTATTAGTTTTGTGTATTGCGCGGCATATTGATTTCCGTACCACATTTGTATCGTCTCCGCAGGATCTCCAAATACAGTAGCAATCGTTGCTAAAGACTCTCCAGTAATGCGTATATTGATTTGCCCGATTTGTGGAAAGGGATTAAAATAATCACAGTCAAATTCCCTTCCTGTTGCTGTTTTCAGTTTTTCCATTACAATGCCCCCACTACTCCGATACTCTCGCTAATACAATTTGTGTTAGCCCATTTCCGTCTGTAATCGAACGCCACTGCACCTGATAATCCCCAAAGTAGAAAGTACTAGCGTACAATATGGTTGCATCAACGTATGTCGCGGTATTCCAGCCATTGAATACGCCATTTGCAAAATCAGCGAATCCGAGAGACTCGTTAATACCTTCACTGGTGTACGTAGTAGATACCGTATTATCTACCAGTCGGCTGCCGTAGATACTACCGGTGGAAATGCCTCCGCCGTTGAAATAGCCATCGTCTCCACCGTAGTCAATCATACCGGCTCTGACGCTTCCCCGGAAATAGCCATCCTCAGCGTACAGCTTGCCGGTCGGCGTAATCTGCACGCCTTTAGCCTCTGAGCCGCACTGAATGCCGTTGACACCAATGTAAATACCCCGGCTGTTGGTGCCGTTCCAGACCTGATTGTTATAGCTTAGGTAGTCGGATTGGATATCAAAGCCACCGATTTTGCCGCTTAAGGCGGTGATCTTTCCACGGACTTCCGCACCGGACTTGGTGATCTGGAACACCGTGGTATTGTTGGCCTTGACCGTCCAGGAATCATTAAGCAGCTCCCAACCGAAGGACGAACTGTCACCGCCGGTTTTGGTAACTCGCGCGGAAATCTGGTCACTCTGAATGTCCAGCCGCGAGGTGAGTTCGTCCCCCTGCTCGATACGGGCAGAGACTTCGGCGGAAATCTGGTCGGCCTGAATTTTCAGTTGTGCCCGGGTTTCTATAAACTGACGTTCTACCTTACGTGTTTCGTGGGATTTATAGGGAGCGGATTCGTCGATTTCCTCAGAGCCGGGGGCGGAAACATCTGCGCGTATCATTTTCCCGTAGGACTTTGACACGCTGTAGATGCCGCCATAGGTTCCTTTAACCTGAACCGCGTCTCCAATCTCCGCCGCCGGGTCTAAGATTGCGCCTGTAGCCGTATATGTCTGGTAGGAAAAGCCGTTGATTCTGGCCAACATATCGTTTGCCATTTTCTGCGTTCCGAAAGGGTTTTCGGAGATCAGTTCCTTGCCGCTGTCTGTACCGGCCGTATACTCCACGCCGTCAGCAACCTTCAACGTGACGCGGCTGTACGCGCTGAGTGGGTCTGATATTTTCAGGCTGTCGGCGGCAGACCCGATGATGAACTTATCAAACAAGGATTCTGACACCTCCAAACGTGATCGCTCTGTTATCGCTTCCGCCAACAATCAGATAGTTGGTTTCCTTCGGAAGACCCGTGAGCGTGACCAGCATCAATTCTCCGGTGGCCGTCATAGCCCAGGAGCCGGTGTACATTGCGCCGATGTAGCCAATGACCTCACGGCAGCTGTACCCGGCAGGGTACGGGATTTCGTAACCAGATGTCACGATTTGATATACCCGGCTATCAAGCGAGATGCCGACTGCATCGGAAATCTCTTTCAGAACTTCAATGTCACTTGCAGGCCAGTTAAGGGAGGATTCCGCCGGATAATCTTCTTCCAGAAGAAGCATTCCGTCGTATCCGTGGAGCGTTAGTTTCGTCCGGTCGCCGATTTCTCCTTCGCTCCGTTTGTCAATGTAATACTTTCCTTGGGGTAGCCATTCAGAGACGGCATTCTCATTTGCAGCTCTGACGTATGGCCGAAGAAGTGCACGTTTTGGGATATCACCATATGGATGAATCATTTCAACGTTGATCTCACCGGCGCAGGTTTTTCCAACGTCAGGAGAATCGGAAAGAAGCGGTTGCTTCTGCTCCATGGATATCAGCAGTTCTTCACCGTAGCCAGTTTCAGCGCCACCGCTATCTACCAGAATACGTACCCCGCCGAACGTGATTGCGCTTCCGCTTTTGTCAATTAGCTTTCCGGTATCACCGATGCAGAGGCGGTTTTCAAACCAGTGGTTGCCAGCTACAATGTCCCGGTATTCCTGTGATACGTTCTGCATAAGCGCCCGTCACCTCTCAATCAGTGGAAAGGTAATGCCGCTCCACCAATCGTCTTCCGGCTTCTCTATCAGGAAAGATGCAGGGTTATTGTTGGAGTACATGGTCACATTGTTGCGGTACCCGCTCATAGGGTCGTAGTAGTCCACGGTCACATATTCCGGGAGAATGGTATGCAACACGGTCATAGCTTCCTCAGCCTTTAGAGGGCGGCAGGTGATGTCCAGACGGATTTTGGTTGTCACCCGGCCACGCTGCATTGTTCCGTCCATTGTGCGCCCGGAATTGGGTGCGTCAATGTCGTTGCGCTGCCACTTTACGCCCTGTTTGGCGATGAACGGCATGAAGTCCACGCCGTTTATCTTGAGCATCATCTTCATGCCGTTTTCACTCCTTTCGCTTATCCATACATTCTTGCGTTCCTGCGCTGGGCATCCCGGACAGCCCGGTCAAAGTCATATCCGCCGCCACCTCCGTTGTCCTGATTCCGCATTTCCGCGATAATCTGCTGAGCGACAGCGTACAGAGCGTTGATAAGGTCTTCGTTTCCTTCACGGGTGGCCGTTGCGATGCCCTCAACGATCTGGTCATTGTTGGCAACAGCCGTTCTTCTGCCAATGGAGCCAACCATTTCCGCACCGGATTCACGGGCAATGAACAGCTGGCCTTGGTCTACGAAACCACCGTCGGCAAGCATCGGAATTTGAGGAACGCTGATTTCCCGGAGCCCGGAGAACGGGGTAAATCCTGCAATGCTGAATCCTCGGATACTACGGAGAATGCTGTTGATTCCGCCGAATGCGTAGCTGATTGCCGAGTTAAGCCCGGAAAGAACGCCGTTTATGACTCCTTTGAAAAATCCGACTACTTTCCCAAATATAACCGTTATATCTGTCCACAAATCCGTGAAAAATCCAACAATCGGGCGAATGACGTTTGCGTCAAACCAGGCTGCAATTCCAGAGAAAACAGTGCTGATTTTATTCCACGATTTTATGGCCCAGGAAGATATGCCATCCCAAAGGCCGGAGAAGAACGAGGCGACAGGCTGGATAACATTTGTGTCAAACCAGCCAGAAACGATACCCCAAACAATCTTGATGGTTTCCCACGTTCCGCTCACAAGCACTCCGATGTTATAGAAGACATCCTCAAATGTCTGGCTTACACTTTTCCACAGATCAGAGAACCATGTAACAGCTGGCGAAAACGTTTTAACAATGCCTGTCCAAAGTCCGGAGAAGAATCCGGATATTGGTTGCACAACGTTTACATTGAACCATTCCGCAACAGGTGCAAAGAATGCGCAGATTTCATCCCACTTCTGGTAAATCAGAATACCAAGGTCTGTCAGTGCGCCTATTACCAGGCCAACGAGTGCGCCGATAGCTGCACCAACAGGGCCGCCGACAGAGCCTATCGCCGTACCAATGATTGCGCCAATTCCCGTAGCAGCTAATGTGGACCCCGCAGGAATCAATAAGCCGTTTAGGGTATTCAGCCCATTCATGATTGCGTCGTATACCCCGGTAACGAACATTGGGATTCCAGCAACGATTCCACCGATGGCTGCCCCGATAAGTCCCGTGCTTATCGTTCCGCCGCCCGCAGTAATCGCCTTGGCTACAGCGCTTCCTTTGAACGCCTTGAAAATTAGTTGCCCAATTCCTTTTCCGATAACCCCAGCGCCTACAGTTCCACCTAAACCACTCAGAATGATCTCCCCGAAATTGAAGCTATTGAGCTTATCTTCGATGGCGTCTTTAATGGCTCTAAACTCGATTGAAAAACTGGCGGCTGTCAGAATCACGCCTGCGGCAATCGTAAGCGGAATGGAAAGGCCGTTTTTCCCAAGCGTTTTGAGTGCCATAATTCCGTTCAGGAAATCGTTTGATAACTTCCATGCAAGTAGCGCAATTCCGATTGTGGCAATAAGCCCCAGAATCTCTTTCAGATTGTCCTTAACAAAGGAAACAAGCGGCTCCAGTTTCTTCTTCCACTCGTCAATCTGCGTGGTTACTGCATTTTTCAGGAAATCATACCCCGGCAAGTCTAAGCCAAGGTCTCCACCGCCTACACCGGCTCCGCTTCCACTGCCGCCCTGATTCTGGTCGGGGAGGACATTCAGTTCATCAAACCCGGCAAGGTAGCGTTTTAGCTCCTTGGCAGACCCAGCGGCACTGTCCATGTTGTCGGCAATGGCACCGCTACCAGCAGAAGCGCTCCCAATCGCATCCCCCCATTTCGGGGACTTTACCGTTACCCCGAACAGGGCGGCAATGGCCGCTATGATTTCCTGCAAGGCGCTTGCCACGGCAATAGCAATTGGCAGAACCTTCGTCAGAATCGGAATAAAGATGTTTCCAACGGCACGTGCGGCTTGTTCCAGTTCCGCCCGTAGTACTCGCAGCATGTTTGCCGGATTTTCCAGCGTTCGTGCCATATCACCTTGCACCTGCGTTACCTGCGTCATCATGGCGTAGTACCGCAGCTGGGATTTCTCCGCCTGCGTCATGCTGGAAACGCTCTTGTCAATTCCAAGATTCAAGCGTTCCTGCTCCAACCGGGCAACAGACAGGTCGTAGCCCAGCCGCCGAAGAGGTTCGAGTTCTCCGGAAATACCGGACTGAACCTTCTGCATTGCCGATTCAAAATCGATATTATAGAAGGAGGCAAGGTCATAACCCAACTGCGTCAGGTTCTTGGACATGAACGCTGCCTTGTCACCAGCCACACCGAAACCTGTGATAATGGTGTTAAAGACGCCCTGATTCCGCATCCATTCAGCGGGGTCAATGCCCATTACATCAGAAACCTTCTGGGCGTAGTTATAGGCTTCCTCGGCGTACTTCCCCATTGAAACGGTGAATAGGTTCAAATCCTCCGTATACTGGGACGATTTTGCAATTGCGATACCCAGGAGCTTTGCCGCCGCCCGGTATATGGCCGCAAAGCTGATTGCTTTGAGCGCACTGTTCCAAGCATTTGTGCTTGTGGTTGCCCGCCTTACCGTACCGTTGTACTGCTCCGTCGATGTAATCAGCCTTTGAATTCTGCTTGGAAATGCCGAAAACCCAGAGGAAACCTTGTTCATTTCATCCGCAAATGGCTTCATGGCCGAAGCCAAGTCTTTCATCTGCTGAGTGAACTTATCAATATCTGCTTTCTCAAGCTCCTGGATGACCTCTGGTAGCTTTTTCAGCTGGTTGATGAAGGAAGTCATATTAGACCGGCCAAGCTCGGACAGAGGCTGCAATCCGGATGCCAGATTCCGCAGTTTTTCTCCGGGGGTGTCCGGCAGATTGGTGATTGCCTGATTGATGGCCGCCAGCTGGTTTCCGATGGACGCAGAGATTTTCAGGCTATCCGTCTGGTCTTTCAGATTGCCCAGGGAGCTGCTAATGCGGTTTATCTTGTTCGCAAAATCGCCGGTATTCATGTTGTTCACGGCATTCTTGATCTGCGAAATTCCTGCTGCAACTTTGGAAAGGGCAGTTGTGGAACCGCTGATCGACGTTTTTAGCTCTGTCAACTTTTTTGCCAGAACCTCCACCCCTGCGGATGCCGCGGCACTGTCATTCACAATCTGAAACTCAATGCCCTGCATTTCCACATTGTCAGCCATTCCCTTCACCGCCCTTCTTCTCAAATTTCTTGTTGATGGATACCATAAACATCTCCATCATGGCTTTCGCCTTTTTGTCGCTCTTTTCCTGCTGGGTCAGCTGCTTTTCTCCACTATCCGCCGCTTTCCGCTGCCCAGTGTGCAGCTCAAAGGGCTGCTCCCGGTAGGGAACCGGCTTCGGTGGCTTCTTGCTGAAACTGAACCTCAGAACCGGGGCGGCATCCAGAAGGGCTTCATAGTAATAAGCCCCTTGCATCCACATATCCTGATTCTTCAAGTCCCGTTTGATCTTGTCAGCCTTCCGGTAGGCTTTCACCAGTTCCACGTCCTGATTCCAGAACTGGTCATAGGTCATGCCGATTGCAAGATAGTACGGGAATAACTTCTTGAAGATATTTGTGTAAGCGTAAGAGGGGGTAGGGGTCTCCCCACCCCCTCCGTTTTCGGAAAGAAGTTCGCTTACTCTACTGCTTCCCAGCCGGGGTTTCCCTCGTCTTCCTCTTCATCATCGGAAAGCAGGGTGTACACGGCCTCGGAGTACATTTCCGCCAGCACCTTCACAAGGCCGGACTTGTTGCTCAGACCGTCGTAAATCTTGTTGATGGTAGCAACCTTGGTGTTGGGATGATTCGCCGCGAAAGCGCCGCTGAACAGCATGGGAATCATGGTAGCGGGCTTGTCGCCAAGCTCATTGATGGAGAACCCGGTCTTCTCCATGGCGGAAACCGTGGAGCGTGTGAACTCCAAACTGTACTTCTTGCCGTTGTAGGGAATGCAGATTTTCTTAGCCATCGCTAAATCCTCCTTAAAAATGTGTGGTCTGTGTTTTGGCTCAGGTCGCGTCGTCCAGCTCAATGGGCGTGGACGGGGCAATGGAAATGTTCAGGTCTACAACCTCGTTGACGCCGCCGCCGGTGGCGTAGGCGGTCAGCTGACCGTCAAACTTGAACTTGCCGTCGCTGCCGGTGGGGGTCAGGGTACCGCCAGTCTCTTCGCCGCCGAACCATACGGCGTAGCTCTCGGTCTTTCCAGCCAGCGCTTGCAGCGCTTTGTAGTCAGTCAGAGTGTAGTTCGCGGTGAACGCCAGCGCGTCCAGAGACTGGATACCGGCGATGTAGGTCTGCATTTTGTCAGACAGGGTAGTGGTTTCCAGCATCTCCGGATCGCCGCCCAGATCAGGGAATTCCTTGATGTCAATGAGCTTTTCGTAGGTGTTGCCGGTGGTTCCCTTTTTCATCAGGAAAACTTTATACGTGCTTATGGCCATGTTTAATCATCCTTTCGTTGTAATAAAAAACGGGCTGCCTCCTGTGAAGCAGCCCTTCGGCTCTCTTTCCGCCCTTACGGAAAGGTAAAGCATATTTACCTACGGTAAATTGTTCCGCCGTCCGTCTCCGCCCGATACCGGGCTACCAGACGGTAAATCGTCCCGTTTTCCATATTCGGAACAGGGGACAACGAAATTCGCGTAAAATTCCGTTTGTAGAGCATTTCGTCTATAACGCCCATGATCTCCCGGCAGGTGCTTTTCTTCCTTCCCGCCTTGTCGGAGTACACATTCACCTCGTACATCAGCGTGGAAAACTTTTCCCGGTCGCTGCTGTCCAGCCTGTTCGCGGACATATAATTGTCCTGCTCTACGATGCTTACATAGGGGAATTTTGGAGGAGCGTTCACATATTCTCCGGATACCGAAATGCCCTTGAAGCGATTTCGCAGAGCCTCGGCAATGGGGGTATAGATCAGCTTTTCAATATCAATCAAGCCCTGAACACCTCCATAACGATTCTCGGAAGCTCCTGCTCAATCGCTTTTCTCGCCTCATACATTGGCATTGCAGGAGGATTTCCGTATGTGTGGCCGCCGCCCTTGTCTTTGGGCAGATACCAGCCTTTGGGGTCGTCCCAATGACCTTTCCCGTCCGGGTAGGTGCCAGCCCCCATGCCAAACTCCGACGCTTCCGGGTGCCCGGTTCCGTAGGTGATACCGGCTCCAAATTCGATGAAAAGGACGGATTCCCCATCGGCCTTTACGGCGTAACCATTCTGGATTGCCACGACGGACACGGTTGCATCCCTCATCCCGGTGTAAACAGCCCGTGAGAACCGTATGGAAGCCACAGAAGCACCCAGCATTGCCAGCCTTTCGGCCAGTTCCTTTGCCTTGTCCTTCTGCCAGCGTTTGTATTCCTTCAATTCGTCCTGAATCTTCTGAATGCCGGAAACCGACAGCGGAACCACAATTTTCTTGTAGCTCACGACACGCTCACCTTCGTAACGGCGATGGACACTGAGTTCAGAGACTTTGCCACCCGTCTGACCATGTAGTCATACAGGGGCTTCCCGTCCTCGTCATACACAGGTTCCTTGTCCAGGAACAGCACGGTATTTTCGTCAACGGGGCAGGTCATGTCATCCGTAACGATGACCTTGTCATACCCGGCAAGATTGCCGAACTGCTCCACCTGAGAAGCCCCGGTCGCAGCGGATACGTTGGCGCGGAAGGGAACGGCAGGTTTGTACACAACAGTTTCCTCGCCGGTTTCGTTGCCGTCTTCGTCGGTGACAGGCACTTTCCGGTCATACAGCAGATACCAGAAGCTTTGCTTGTTTCGCTCCATGATTCTCACACTGTCACCTCACAGAACCCCGGCCATGGGAACGATCTGTCGCATCATGGATTCCGGAACGTCCCCGTTCTCGTAGGAACGGGAAATGCCGTTCTCGCTGTGAGACAGCTCCCCCTCGCCGCCCCGCTTGTTCAGAAGATACGTAGCAATCTCCACCTGTAGATAGCTGTACTGCTCCGGAACCTCCATAATGGAAGGGTCAAACGGGTATGCCCTGCGGCAAATCTTACTTGCCGCAATGCCAAGGTAGGCAGAAACCGTGCTTTCGTCGGTTTCATTCGCCATGGCTTTTACCAATGCGTTTTTCTCGGCTTCCTGCACGGTTTCTTACCTCCTTTCATTCTACGGGTTCTCCCGCCTTCTTGCGTGGTTTCTTGATAACGGGAATAGGATTATTCTCCGATAAACCAAACTTGGTGATAACTTCCTCGCGGGTGAGCGGTACGGGGTCGTTGAGGGTATCAACGACTACCGTTCCCATCACCACAGAAGTGCTCTCCAGTTCGCGCCGGGTAATCACCTTGTCCTTTGCGGTAAAGCCCACGTTGCGAAAGTGATCTCCCTCGCGCACATACACTTTCCCGTCAGAAACATAGAACATGGTGAACCTCCTTAGCCGTTGGTGATAATCTTCGCCAGCGCAATGGTCTTCGGGTCGGCCACGATAGACCAGTTGGCAGATGCCGCAAGCTGTGCATCTGTGGGAGAGGCGGTATAGCCAGAAGTTGGCTTGGTGAAGCTGAAACCGTTGGGGTGCATGGTTTCACGGATACGGGTCACCAGCGCGTCATAGCCGCCGCCCTTGAGCGCGTCACGGGTCAGTTCGGAAGGAACCTTCACGGGAGCGGGGGCGTACTGAATTGCGCCAAGGCCGAGGACGTAGGTGGTGTAGGTGGCCGCTTTCGCACTTTCTCCGCTGGTAGCGGCGGTGGTGGGGCAGCTGTCATCTACGACAACAGTCATGCCATTCACGGTGCCAATGCGGAGGGGGCGCTCAACGCCGTTGGCGTCGGTGTATTTCAGGAAGTCCAGCAGCTTCAGGCCAGCCATATTGGTGGCGACCTTACTGTGCATGAACACCAGCCGGAAAGCGTCCTGATTATCGCCCACGGCCTTCTGGATAGCGTCACCGATGGTGGTCGCGCCCATCTTGTTTGCATCCGCAACAGTGGTGGACGCGGAAGACAGGTCAGTGATGTGGTTCTCCCAACCGGCAAACTCACCGCTGCCGGTCACGCCGAACACAGCATTCAGGATTTTCAGCATGATGGACTGGCGCTGCTTCTGCCAGTACTTGGACACCTGAGACACGATCTGCTGCATGGGGTCGGCACCGCTGTTGTAATCAACGATGAAGTCCTTCTCCTTCCAGCCGTGGGCGCGGCCAAACACGATACCATTCTGAGCGCTGCCTTCGGGGTCGGTCAGGGTGATGTCAGTTGCGCCATCGTAGTTCTCAGGAGTGCCGCCAATGACTTTGTAGAACGGCAGCGTATAAAAGTCAGAGCCGTTGGAAATCAAACTCGCCAGCTCTGCGTTCGGGGCGACAGCGCCGCTCTCAAACATCGCGGTCAGGGTGGGGTCTTTCGCATTTGCCCAGTTGTAGTTAAACAGCTCGGGGTCAAACGGAAAGCCAAGATAAGTAGCCATAATGTTTTACCTCCATAATCATTTCAAAATTGTTTTCCAGTCAGGATTGTTCTTGATAAACTCCATTTGGGATTTGGTGTCGAGTTTCAGGAAATCCGCCTTGGTCATTGCGCCGCCGGGGTTTCCATCCGCGCCTCTGGGCGTTCTTTTCAGCTTGTCCGCAATGACTTTTTGGGCGTATTTTTCCAAAAACGTCTGGTTGTTGGCAAAAACCGTAGCCATATCGCCGGATTCCATGGCCGCCGCAGTAGCGTCCGCAAGGGCTTCATCATAGCCCTGAGCAACCAGCTTTGCTTTGTAACCGGCAACGGTTTTTTCCTTCCGCAGACCGGCCAGTTCCTTTTCCATGTTCTCCCACTTTTCGGCCTGCTCCTGTTGCTTCCTCTGCTCATCAGTCAGAAGCGCATTGTGCTTACGCTTCCATTCCGCAGCCTCGGAATTGGCCTTGGACAGCGCGTTTTTCTGCCTTTCCAGTTCCGCGGTGTTGTCCTCGTACTCAAAGCCCTCCAAAGCGGCAAGCTTCTGTTCCGGGGTCATGTCCGCATAACCTTCAATGAGATTTGTGTCGATTTTTGCCATAATTATTCCTCCTGCGTTTGGTGAGGCGGTTCCCTCCGCCGTGATCTCTGTTTTTTCGGGTTGTCTCCCGTCTGCGTTTTTGATAGAGCAGCTTCCCTGCTGCTGTTATGGAGGGCTGTACAGGCTTCGATCCTGTGACCTGCGGATTAACAGTCCGCTGCTCTACCAACTGAGCTAACAACCCACATATCCCCGGCTTACGGTGCCGGGGAACCGCTTTGCCCGTTTCCGGGTTTCGTCGCCGACGGGAGGCCATCGGCGATATATATAGCGCGAGGCCGATTTGAACGGCCTTCTGTGGGGGGAGAGGTGAACCACATTCGCTGTCTGCCGCGCCAAATTTTAGTCTTCTATTCTTCATGTACTCGGCTTGTGGCCGAGGGAATGTTTTTTCGGGACGGGGCAAGCTACTTTGAGCTATCGTGCGCTTATGTACACTTATCACACAATGCTGTTCCTTCTCCTTCGCTTTGGCTGCCTTGCGCATACAGCAGTTATCGGCGTGCTTGAATTGTCCAGCCCCCCGCTGGTTGCGGCAGAAAGAATCGAACTTCCATTACATGGGTCAAAACCATGTGCCTTACCTTTTGGCTATGCCGCAGTGTAAAAAAGAAGGGCTTCCAATACCATTTCTGGTATCAGAAGCCCTTCGGCTGTTCGCTGCTCCCTAGAGCAGTCACAAATTATACCATTCGGTGTGGCTCTTCCGCGAAAGGTGCGGCGCTCTTTGCCAAACAGTCAGTTAACCTTCTTGCGCCGAATCTCAATGACCACGATCTGGCCTTGTTCGACTTTGATTTCCGCCTGATTCCGGCGGCGGATGATTTCCTCAATCGCCCGAACCGCTTCCGCCGTCAGTTTGGTTCTCACTTTGGTTTCCGCTTCCATCGCCGTTCCCTCCGTTCTGCGCGGCAAGCTTCGCCGCTTTTTTCTCCTGCTCGGCCATGTAATCCATGCTCATTCTGTAGGCCAACTGCGGGTCGGAAAATAACCCGCAATGTGTAAATGCCAGTTCAGGGGCGATCTTCTCGCAAGCAAGCATCTGGGTTAGAACCGTTGATTTCTGCGCGATATTCTCATAATTCCGCCGCGTGAACCGGATTTCCAGTGCCGAGAGTTTCAGGCTCAGATGCCCCATGTCCCGGCAGATACGCAGCACCAGCTTCAAAAATTCCTTTTCGGACTTCTTGAAAACCAGCTCTGTGTCCTTGGCTCTGGCTTCCGCTGCCGACCAGCCATCCCGCATGATGACCGCTGATCCGGTGTCAGAGGTAGAAGTCCCTCCGTTCCGGTTGGGCATTCCGCAGATGGTCAGCACCGTTTCATACATGCTGTCCACAAGGGTCTGCGTCTGGGTCTGGTTCATTTCGGAGGTCAGATATTGAATCTCCGCTTTCAGTGTGGCGTCAATATCCCTGAATTTGATCGCGCCCTCGTCCCGCAGTTTCTTGTAGTCCTCACTGCTGATGTCAACATTATGGAACAGCATCAGTGCTTGAACGAACTGCTCTACGCCGTCAATTCGGTTGCTCTCCGTCATGTTGATTGCGTCAAGCAGCGGAATCACAATTTCAAACGCCCCTAAACGAGCCATGTTTGCCGGGTACTCCACAATCGGGATTCCCAAAATCTGGTCTTCTGCGCGAATAACAGCCCATGTGTTCCAGACCTCGAAATACCTGGTTTCTGTCCAGCAGGAGAAAACGAGCGTTCCGTCCTCTTTTAGAACATACCGTACACCCATCATGGGTTTATGGCCAAGGCCCACAGAGTACACCACGAATGCGTATCTTGGGTCAAGGGTGAATATCTCAAAAGGAGCCTCGTCTTCCTCGGCATCCGCCAGAACGTCCGGCAAAGTCATTCGATAAGAGGTACCGCAAGTGAAGAGCCAATCGGCAAGTTCCTTATCCTTTTCCGGCTTGTCTTCGGACAGCATATAGTCATTCAGTTTCAGCACTTCGGAGGAAATGTCTTCGTCCCCACCACGGCTTACGTACTGGATTGGTTCGCCGACCTGATAGGCCGATTTGAAAGATACAATCTCATTTGCTCGGTTCTCCACAACCATGTTGTTGATTTCCGGGCGGACTTCCTTTACACGGTTAAGGATTGGCTGCTCTCCCTTGTAATACCAGTACAGGTAATCAATCTCTGCCTGATTTTGCAGGTGCGTAAACAGTGCCTTTTGTAGCACGTCGATGATATTCCCCTCGTTTATATCCGTAACTTCGGTGTAAATCACCCGACGCCCGAATAACCGTCTGCTCTCCGTATTACGCACCCCCTTTTCCGGAAATCTATTTTCTCATTTACCATTATACCACAGTGGCGGATGGTTGTCTACTTAATTCTCGTTCGTAAACCATCGGCTACTTTGTGACTAAAATGGTCTGCTGAAAACCTCTATAACCGCCCCGTTTAAGCTTTGGGCAAACTCAGCAAACATAGCCATTCCGTCTGGAACGTCATCGTGCTTATTCTTTCCCGCTACAGTGTAGGAACATAGCATATCCATCATCCTGCCGTAATCCGTGTTCCGCTTATACTTGCTTTCATCCAGAAACAGGCAGTGTTCCTTCACCCACGCCGAATTGACGATGATCTTCGTCTCTTTATTGGCCGTAGTGAACTTCGTCGTGATATTGGTAATTCCGCCCAGTTTCTTTACTTCGCCCTGAATCTTTTCAGCGATCCTGCGACCAGCGGAGTTACTTTCAAACCGGCACATTTTCACCTTGTCCCGCACCAGAATTTCAGACAGTCTTGCATCAACTGTGTCAGGAAGCCCATTGTCGCAGATACAGTCCCCAATATAGTAGTCCTGCCCATATACATATCCAACCGGCAGGAAGGCGTAGTCAGCGCCCTTGTCTTTGGTATCGCATACGCCGACAATGGCATCTGGTTCCTCTGTGGGCAGTTCAAAGAAACGCCGCAGTTCGTCAGGATGGTAGACAAGCCCCTCGCGTTCAATGGGTTGATTCTGATACAGCGCTTTCCAACTAACGCTATCCATAATATCCCGCTGTTCCCGGTAGAACTTGGTGGAGAACCCCACGCCAAACTCATAATCAAAATTGCTTTCGTCGTCCTCGTTCATGGCAGGAATCCGAATGAATTCCGCCCTGGGATTGTTCTCATATTCCCGTTCTAGCCGCCCAATCACATCGTGAACGCTCCACCGGGTAGCAATATGAAGCTCTTTGCATTTGTCACCGATTTTACGCTGCCGCAGGTCGGTGGTGTAAGTCTCCCACAGCTTGTCCAGCCGCTCTTTGGATAGCGCGACCTCAATACCAGATACCAGATCGTCGCAGTACAGCAGGTTTGCCGCCCGGTACAGACCGGCATTTCCCGTTCCTATGGAGGTAAATTCCAGCGTCTCAAATCGCTGACGCTTATCAAGGTCAATTCGGCAGTCCTTTGCGTTGGTGCTGGACACCTGAACGGCAGGGAAGACATCATGCCATAGATATTCCCCCTTTGAGTCAAACAGCCGCAGACATTCGTCATACACGCCCCGCACAAAGGAATTGGAGTGACTGCCCGTCAGATTCGGGTTGTTTGGGTCTCGTCCGGCGATCCAGGTCAGCAGGAAGATTGCAAGTGTGGTCTTTCCTACGCCGGGGGGCAAACTAACCGCCAGCAAATCCAGCTTGTCATCCCCGCACAGCGCTTGCAGTGCGTCCACCACGGGCTTTAGCTGCTTCTTCCGTGGCTGATAAAACCGCTTTTTCGCCTGCCTGTCCAGCTCCATATAGGTGAGATAGCTGTCAAAGTCATATGGAGCCTCAAACAATAGCCCCCGCCGCCAAAGGCTGTAGAACCCCTCAACCTGAGACGTAGGAGCTTTACCCATTATTTCGGCGCACAGGTATTTCAGATGCTTATTCGCCCGATGCGCCGCCGTGAAATCAGTCTCAGCCCATGCCTGACACAGGGAAAACAGGTCTTCATATGCCCCGATATCACCCGGTCTGTTCTCGATAGCCCCCAGAATGGAGGTTGACAATTTCCCATAATCCATACTCTCACCTCACAGAGCGTCAGCTTGTTCAAATGCTTTCAGCAGTTTTGGAAACTGGATTGCGAAGAAATCCACCATTTCCTCGTTTTGTGCCCAACTGGAATTTTCGGCAAGGCCGCTTTCAAATAGAAATGCGTGAATGATCTCATGCCGCTTCACCTTGTTTGTCTGGACCAGAAGGTTTTGCTTGCAATTTGGTTCTCCCTTGCTGTCTTCGTAATTTTCGACCAGCATCTCTTTCGTAGTTTCATCACAGAAACCGTCACAATCCTTAAGCCTTGGCTCTTTGCTTCCCCGAATTACTGTAAGCGTATATTCTGCTCCCAAAACGTCGATTTTCATAAATTCCCTCCTGATACAAAAATAAGGGCTGCCCGTGCGTATCTCAGCACAAGCAGCCCTTCGGCTTTCCTCCTGCCCTTGCAGGAGGTTTATTACTTTGTATGCTTCATGATCTCTATCAGCACGAATATGGGGAACAGAATAATTAGCAACACCCACATAGGTCAGACCTCCTTATTTCAGTTCGCAGTCAGTGAATCCACCTCTTCCAATGCATTTTCCCTCAAATGTAATTGTATCTCCCACTTTGACTGTTTTCAGGGCATCTTCCTGATCTTTCTCAAATTCTGCGTAGAAGTAAACGATGGTATTACCGACTCTGGCTTCCATCGTCAGTGTAGCGCCGCCTGTCAGATTCAGAAGCCCGCCGGTTCTCATTCCGTCGATTGTCGCAGTAATACGGTATCGGTTGTATCGGTATGTATCATTTGCCAAAAGCTCGTTCTCTTTGTATGCATTGTATATATCGCCGTAAGCAACAGAAGTATCTGCGGGTTCTGTGGTAGGTTCAGTTTTCTTCAATGTCGAACTTCCTGTTTTCTGCTCAGCTGATTTTCTGAGCATCGGAAGTACTTCTATTTTTTCATATCCGCATCGTGTACACCTCTGGACATATTCGCCGTCCTTATCGTCCGTGGGCTCTACCCGCCGAACATCTTCCATAGAATGCCCGAGTTTCTTTAAGGTTTCTTTTTTATCGCCACCGCAAAGATTACAATGGTACTTCTCGTACCCGTTTTCGGTGCAGGATGCTTCTTTGCTTTCCACCAGCTTGTATTCATGTTCGCACCATGTGGAAGGGTTTGTTGACACTCCGATTATCAAAAATAAAGCAAAAGAAAGCCAGAACCATTTGACCCATTTCATTTTAGGCTTCTTTTGTATTTTACGGATAACCCAGATGATGAGCAAAATAGGAAGTGCAAGTATTTCGATTGCAAAAAGCGTGTACATGGCGGTTGATACAGCTTCCATAATTATTCCTCCTTCAAAATCGGCTCATGCTGCCCGGGAACTGCATCCCAGGTCATTCTCTTTCCGCACAGGGCATAATTAAGATATTGCGTTACCATTTCCGGCGACCTTGCCATTTGGAAGCACAGCATTTCCTTTACTCGCCGCATCATGTCATTTTCGCCAGGCACAATCGTAATGCCCTCATTAACCAAATGAACCGTGCAATTCATTTTCTGGCAAGCCTGTAAAAATGGATAATACTCCGTTTCTCCACCCTCAAACATGAAAATGGATGGTATCTCTACTGTCCCGTCCCGCACAATTACATTGAAGTGTGGAACACTTTTATACCGCTCATTTAGTTCGGCATCAGATATTCTTTTCCCCATTTTGCAGTCTCACCCCTTTAGAATTGCTTCGTGCGTATTCTCACACATTTCTTTTCCGTACCGGTAATTCCCCCGGTAGGTATCCTCGTTGCCCAGAATCGTCTGGACTGCGGAGTGCTTGAACTCCTTGCCCTTCTTGCTCCGATATCCTAGCTCATTCAGCTTGTCTGCGATTCCTTGCAATGTACAGCCCTGGTTTCTCAACTCGAAAACCTTTTTTACAATCTCCGCCTCTTCCGGCACCACTGCAAGATGCCCGTTTTCAGCCCGATACCCAAGTGGAGGCTTCCCCCCGGCATAGCCGCCCTCTCTGGCTGTAGCATACCGCCCCATGGTCGTTCTTAGGGCGATATTGTCGCTCTCCAACTGATTAAAGGAAGATAGAATGCCAATCATGGCACGTCCCCACGGGGTAGTGGTATCAAGCGTTTCATTCAGGCTTATGAGGTCAACTCCGTTTGCCAACAAATCGTCCTCTACAATCGCTAGAGTATCCCGTTGCTTTCTGGAAAGCCGATCTAGCTTAAAAATAACAATAGCTTCGATTTTACCCGCCCGAATATCCCGAAGCATTTCTTGAAGCCCCGGACGGTTTGTGTTTCTGCCGGTATACCCGTTGTCCTCATAGGTTTTCACATATTTCCAGCCCTTGCTTTCAATGCAGGCTTTCGCCATTCGCTCCTGCTCAGGCAAAGACACTTTCCCGTCCTCTCCCTGAGCCTCTGTAGATACTCTGGTATAGACACATGCCTTTTTCATCTCGTACATTTCTGCTTCCCCCGTACATCTTGTTTTCTGTATAATATCAGATTTACAATTATTTGTCAACTGTAATAATGCACAAATAAGAACTGCCTTTTTTGTTTTTGCCGGAATTTCTGAAAAGGGGGGCTTTTTGATTTCGCGGGTATTTATGGGGCTAATCCCCTCCAAACCAGCACGGCCATATCCCCCGCCCCCGGTGCTTTCGCTGCTGCTTCTCCCGTGATGGGGCGGGAAGTGCCGGATTTGATAATTTACATTTTTTCTTGAATTTCTGTAAAATAATGCTTGACATTTACGAAAATATCTATATAATAGTAAATGTAAACAAGAGCAAAACAAAAGCGCCCCCGCAATCCTACCAAGACCAACGGGAGCGCACCACACAAGGAGGCACCGCTATTATAGCACGGCCTCCACAGAATTACAAGGAGGAATATTATAATGATTATCAACAGGAAGAACTATCTATTACTAGAAAAGCGCGGCTGCAATTTTAATGGCGGCGTCCCGGTCACCACTAAAAGCGACGTTGGAAATTATCGTGTGTGCACGATGGGCGAGACGGTCCCCGGCAAAGACGGCCGGAATTATTTTCTTGAATTCTCCCTTTGGCAGAACCGCAGCCAGCCGCGCTATACCAATAAGCGAACCGGCGCACCGCTGAAACACCCCGTGCGAGAGGTCATCAACCCCATTGGACTACACATCGACACGCAATACACCGACGAAAGCGGCCAATCTTGGCGCAATCTCAACTTGGAACAGCGCATCCACAAACAGAACCCCAGTTACACCACGGCCGAGATCCTCGCCATTGCAAACGAGATCAGCGCGGAACACTACGACGGCATTAAATGGGTTTGTTCTTTCTGCGAGACCGTCGAGCATGGCGCGAACTTTACGCCGGCCGCCCTGATTTCCACCTATGCGAAAAGAAACCGCATGGAAATAGACTCCCGGTTCGGGACTCTCTGTCTCAGGCTTTACACCGGGACATATAAATATCTGGCCTACGATGTCCGCAGCTTTTGCAGCCGCGATAATGTAACCGTTATTCTTGAGGAGGTGTAAGCATGAACATTAACCAGATCATGAGCGAGCTAGCCCAGTATATCCGCGTGCAGGAAGAAGCCGCCGCAATGGTGGAGGCCCTGAAAGATCAGCTCAAAGCCCAGATGCAGGCCGCCGGGGTTGACACCCTGGCGGGTGCGGAGCACAAGGCCACTTACAAAGCCGTCACAAGCTGCCGAGTGGACACGACCGCCCTAAAAAAAGACCTGCCGGAAATCGCCGCCCGGTACACAAAAACAACGGAAACCCGTAGATTTACGTTTGCATAAGGAGGTAAAACCATGAAAACATACATTTTTACAGCAAGCAAAACCGGGGAAAACGTGGATTTTGAAACAACAATTCAGGCAAAAGCGGAACCCGGCTTTTGGGACTGCTACGAGTTAGCAGCCTCCCACGGGTGCGAGTTCTGGACTTGTGAGGAGGCCGGCGCGTGATTATCCTTGCAATTCTGTTTTTCCCGCTGCTGGTGCTGGCGGAGCTGCTGAAGATCAGCAAATAATATTTCAAGCCGTCCGGGCATTGTCCGGGCGGCTTTTCTTTCTGTCCGCGTCCAGATCAGGCGCGGCGTTGTCCGTTTGCCCTGCCAACGTGGCGGGGCTTTTCTCTTGCTATGCCCTGCAAGGCTCACAGCGGCTTTTTAAGCGGTTTTTATTTCGGCAATATAAATTAACATTAAACATCGTTCCCGGCTCAAAATGGGGGCGTATGGGCGTCACGCAATGCCGCACGGCATTTTATGCAGCGTGCGGGGCGCTCAGCGCCCGCCGTTGCCCCTATTCCTGCGCCGGATATATCAGGGTGCCCCCGCAGCTTTTCGCCCGTCCGGTCGCTTTCTGCTCTCCCTTGTGTTCTGCCCGCTGTTACAGTGTAAAAGCACCGCCACACAGGCCGCACCGGCTCCGATCAGATTTCCCGTCAGGCTTTTGCGTCAGGGCTGAAAATCCCCGCAAGGCTCCCAGCTCGTGAGCCATAGTCGCAAAGTCGCAGCCGAAAATTCCCGTTTCATAGTCGCAGAAAGTCGCCCCGAAAGTCGCAAGACCTCCGGGGCGTTTTCATAGTCGCTATAGTCGCTGGGTCAAAGTCGCTGTTATAGTCGCTCGAGCTTCCGACCGCACACTGGGCAAAAATTCCAAGTCACCGTCATTTGCCGCCCGCTATGGGCAACCACGGAGAATGTTTCCGGTTTGTTCACACACTCTCTGCAAAAGTCGCAGGCGGGTTTCCTAGCACCGCCCTCCATCAGCATCCGGATTTGGGCAACCTCTGTACACATTCGTTCGATGGCGTATTCCGTCGTTTCTCTCATTCCGTTCCACCCTCCGCGTCAATGATAGTCGCACCGCTCCCGCGAACATCTTCCAGATACTTCTGCCGCAGCTTCTCCGGGTCTGCCCGCTCTCCAAGCGGATTATCCGGCTTTAAGACCACTTCCTGCTGGTCTGTGTAGTTCATATTGTTTTTCATCAAAAAAATTCCGGCAACGGGGTTAATCTTGCCATTTTGCATGAAATCCTCCATCTGAGCGTTGATTAAATCCCGCGCTTTTTTGATAGTGTCACGCACAGAGTCGCTTAAATCCCTGCTTCTAGGCTGATTATTGCACCATCTCCACATAGTCATCCTGTCTACACCGAACGCCAAAGCGAATCCTGCGAAAGTCGGCTTCATATCATTCTCAGCGCACAGGCTGAAATAGTCGAAGCACCGTTTCTGTACCGCCTCCAAGCTGTCCATGTCCGGCTTGTCCCACTTCATGATAGTCATGGAATGGTTAATGTACTTGGTATTGTCCCCCGGTTCCAGGTCAGGAACTTGGTATGGCTTCTTCTTGAGTTTTTCACCTTCTGCCAAAGTCGTTTCCTCCTTTACTTTCTAAGTAGATTTAATATATACTTTACCATAACACATACACACTACAAGATATAAGATTTATATATAATATATAAAATATATCTTATAATAAAAGGCTCCCCGTTGGCTTTCCGTCCGCAGATAGTAATCTCTTATGCACTCATGTGTGATTCTCAATCAGCCAGTCGCTCCAATCCCAAGGTCACAGCTGAATGCGTGGCCGCCCCATCTTGGCTCTTTCGGGATGGTCTTGAACTCCCACCATTCAGAACCATCATATTCAGCTCTTTCCAGCCACCAGTTATCCCCGACCACAACCAGGTCTTTAGGTATTTCTGGCCAACCGTAGCCGTTATTGTATTCAAAGTCGGCCTGTTTTGGAAAGTCATCCCAACTGCATTTTGCGCTGATAGATGCCCTGCCTACCCACCGAACGTCCGCAGGAGTTTTGCCGTTTTCTTTCAAAGCGTTCATCGTTTCTTGCAATAGATTCATTTTTTACCCCCTCCATTTCCCAGACTTATAGTCGTACTCTTTCAAGCAATCGTACCTCTCCCGGAACGGGTAGAATGTTTCGCCGTTGCCCTTGTACGCCTCCCGCAGAGCCTTGTCCAGCCGTTCTTGATACCAATCCGCTTCATCGTTTGGCAGGAACGCCGGGCGGAAATACTGCATGATTTCGCTGGTTTTCTTCAGGACTTTCAGGATTCTTGCGCCGCTAAATGTGTCCTTGCCCATGGTCTCCGGGTCTCGCAAGGCCAGGGAAATATAGTCGCACATCTGCTGTGTTCCGAGTTTCCAACCATCGTTGAAGCACTGCCGCTGAACAGCCTCCTGCTTGGCAAGATACGCATTTTGTTTTGCCATATGCTTTTCCTTTCTTTTCTTAGTAAATCCCTGTATAGAACTATAACAACATGCACACAAGATATAGAATTATATTATATATACTATACAGGGATAAAGCTATAATATTAAATTCCGTCTCCTGTTTTTCGTTTTCGCCCTCCTTTCGGTGCAATCCTTCCCAGGCGGGCAAGGCCGCTTTTCCCCGTGGACGAATATGTAATTGCAGCACCGGCTGCCTTCATAATATCCGAAGAAATACCAACACCCAACGCAATGCTTCCTGTCGTCCCTGTATTCCACATTACCATCCCATTTCCGTCACAGGGTAATCCGCTGCTGTGCTGTATATTCTGTCCACGCGGCTTCCTGCTTCTCAAAATATTCCTTGTCAATTTCCGTTCCAACAAAATCCAGATCGAAATCATACGCCGCCCGCCGGGAGCTACCGCTGCCAAGGTGAGTATCCAGAATCTTGAACCCCGGCTTCGTGTAGTGGGCGTATATCCATCGGTATAATTCTTCCGGCTTTTGAGTTGGGTGGAATCTGCCCGCTATACCCGCAGATGACATTTTGATAACTTTTGCGTTATCGTTGAAACTGCACCAGGCATATTCCGCCATTGCCATAGAAAAGTTTTCCGGGATATTTGTTTTCAGCCAGACCAAAAAGCATCTGTTCGGTGGGAGCTGGAAATAGTTCCCACCCCATATGATTTGCTCCTTGCTCACCCGGAAAAGCTCATTGAAATAGTCCTCGCCGGGGGCATAGTCCCAGCTCGTGATTTTTTTCCGAACTTTGCCGCCCACTTTCCTCCCGTCCGGGCAATCTTGCAGGTACCTGTCAAAGCGTCCACCGAAGCGGGTGCCGCTGACGAACTCCCCCCCCCGCTTCCATACGGCGGATCGACTACAGCCAAGTCGAAATATTTATCCGGATGCTCCCGCATGATTTCCATGCAATCAGCGTTAAGCGCAATGTTCACATCGTGCCACCTCTTTCCGCTTTCCTGTCACGGTATCTCCTTTGAGCTGCTCTCTGAGCGTGGGCTTTCTGGCATTCCCAGCTGCAATAGATTTTCTGCCTGATCTTGCCCTGCGTGAATTTCTTCCCGCACTGTGGGCAGATTTTAGAAATGCCCTGTGGGGCTTCCACGTCCTCCACATCGGCCTGAATTGGCGGGTGGTATCCGTGCATTGCCATGTACTTCCCGTAGCTCGTCCCGGCCTTCTGGGCGGCTATGGAGCACAGGGTGAGGTAGTCCGGTTTCCTACTCATGATTCCCATCCTTTCCCAGATACCACTGTGCAAAGATATACGCCGCTGCGGGAATCCCGGCAAACGGCCAGAAGACGCCGCATAAAACGGGCCAGGCGTCACACAGTGGATCGTAGTCTGGACAAAGCATTTCTGCGCCGATCGTAAGCCCTGCAACCCAGATTCCAGCCAGTGTAACATACGCAAAAAACACTAAGATAGAAGTTATCATTTTTTCATCGCCTTTCCGTAGTCCCATTTTTGATGTAAATATCCATTGTGTAGTCAGTGTCCACCGGAATCAGCGGGGCGATAAAGTGCCAGCAGTCCATGTAAGTGGGTTTATCACTCATTGCTTCTGTTCCTCCCGTGGCAGTTTGATTTCTGCCCCATCGTGCAGATCGTGGCTACTCAGCGAATAGGTCACCATCGTCAGCCCGCTGCGTGTTTCCACCACGCCGTTCAGGAAACCGACCGCCATATCCTCATTAAAACTAGGTATACCGCCAGGAATCTTTATCATCTCAGTTGTAAGTAAATCAGCATCATTCAGCCTCATAAAAATCCTCCTTCCTCGGCATTTCTTTCAGCCAGCGTCTGACGGCAAAGAACCGAATGCGTGACGGCTGATTCTTCGCCCACCGCTCAATAGCGGCGGCGTAAGCAATTCTGGCGTTAAGGCGCTGACGGTGTTCTTGCCTTTCACTCATTCTGATTTGCCCCCCTTTTCGCCCCGCTGATAGGCTATAATGCGTTTGATCTCGTCGTAGCTTTCATCTGTTGTTATAAAATCCTGTGATGTATCATCAGGGCTGGTAAACGCAAAATAAATCTCCGTTCCGTTCTCCGTTGGCCATATATCCTCCACCCAGTCCAGATTAACCAGCCGGGGCTTGCCCTGCAGATGCACCTCGATAAAATCAGCCATTCTCTTCGCCTCCTTCCTTCGGCGGTTCAGGAAGCGGCTGCCAGTGGGTGATTTCAATATCGTCATCCACCTGATCCGTTTCGTTCGCGCCGCACTCTACAAGCAAATCTTCGCAAACACACGACCACCAATACCAAGCCTCCCTGTAATAGACAGCAGTCGCTTTTTGCGGAACGTCCTTCATGTACCGGTAGTACGGCATTGGGTTGTGATTTACCCACACCACATTTACAGGTTCAAGTTCTTCCGGCGGCCTCTCACTGCACGAAATCCATGTGTTACCCATCGTGGGTTTCACAGGATTAACCTTGACAATCTTGTATTCCGCTCTACGTTTGCCGCTGATTTCTGCTGTATGCTCTGATACTCTTGTAATTTTTCCACGCTCTAAGCTGGCAGAAGTTCCGTTGTAATTCAGAAATACAACATCATCTCCAACGCTTAATTCATTTCCCAAAAAATCATGTGCCATTGTGCTCCTCCAAATCCATTTTGCTGCCGCAATGGCAATACGGGTATCTCCGGCAAGCCTCGCCGTATTCTCCGGCTTCCAGCAGGTAGTGCAAGTCGATATTGTCCACCTTGCGCCCGCAGATGGAGCATTCCAGGCAGAGGGTCATTTCATCTGCAAGCCGGATATTCCAGTTCCCATGTCGCACCGGCTCCCCATCGGCGGCGGGAAGATCGCGGAGAATCTGTAGAAATCTTGGTGAGACGTTAAACAGCTCAGGGTTTTGCAATTCCGTCAGTGCCGCCTCCCGGCTGATGTAATCACTCATGGTCAGCCCTCCTCGTTATACAAATCGCAGTATTCCTTAGCTGGGCACCATGCGCATTCTTCCGGTTCTTTGTATTCGCAGGTAAATCCCAAGTCCCGCACCATTACAAGCCTGTCGTCGGAATCATACCAGTCCATTTCCCATTTTCCTGCTCTATGACACATGTCAGCAGCCGGTGCCCGTCTTACCTCAATGGCGCAAAAATCCATGTCCTCGCAACAGTCTGTGTGCATTGCCAAGGATCTGGCTTTTCCGGCTGTTTCCGCAAAGACGATGGTTGCTGTCCACTCATTTGGGTCTCGAACTTTCCATGCTTTCATGCCAGATCCTCCACATAGCGCCAGCTTTGGGGTGGGCGTTTGATATGACCACCATTTTCGCAATAGGCACACCCATATTCATCACACACTTTGCCTATGCAGTTTTCAAACGGGCGTAAAAACTTGCTCAGCTTCTTCGGCATATCGTAGATTTTTAGGTTGGAAATGTGCCAAGCAAACCCTCGCTTTCCATTTCCAAGGTATTCCAGGATTTCCCTGTCTGTAAGGCAAGTACCGGGGACTTCGATACCGTCACCAAGGGCAGCTGGGGCATTACACTCGATTTGTATTGTCAAAAAAGTATCACACACAAACTCAGCAGCCACTTTTCCATTCAGGTATGCGTCCCGGTTGGCCAGGCGCCCTCCGTTATTGGTGCAGTAGATGTAGCACTTAAACGGCGTTTCCATATTTGGACGGGTCTTTCTGACTTCCAGCGTCTTTTCCCCGGCCAGAATCTTCTCCGCCCACTCCGGGCGGATGCTGATAAGTACCGCCTTACTCATGTTCAGCCCTCCGGTTCCACATATCGGCGGCCTTTTTACGATCGTCTTTGGCAAACGCAATTCCCCCATTCGATTTCAAGTCCGCCGTTACGATGAAATCTCTCATAGGCAGTTCAATCATGCAGTTAGTACACTTGATGCCAAATTGCCATCCATGCGTTGTGCAACGTTCGTAATTACTGTAGATGATATACGCTGCCTCACCACCGCAAAACGGGCAGGGCTTCAATTTGATTTCGTCCATTTTTCAGCCCTCCTGTTCCAGACTTCCGTCAAACGCCGTAGCGCGTGCGAACTGCTTCATTCTTTGAATATCCTCCGCAGACGCTTGATTATTATCCTCCCAGTAAACCGGAATCATTTCTGTGCGGCCATCATCAAAGATAGCGTATAGTGTAGGCGTTGCCCAGTAGGAGCCAGAAATTCCCCTAACTTTGATGAATCGCCTATTCAAATTCTTTCGGAATTTCCCACCGCGCCATACTTCCTCAGCTGTCCAGCTCCAGTCCTCACCCATGCCTATTTCAACGGCACAAAGGCCATCCGAATGAGTGCGGATATATTCTTTGATTTTCTTTCCATCATAATATTTCATGCCATTTCTCCTTCCCGCCCGGGTTGCCCCGGGCTTGTGTTATCCCCACTGTTCATGCGTCCTCCAGCTTCATAAAGCATCCCCAAAAGGTCTGTGATTTTTTGCCGCTATGATGCCCGAAAAGGGGGCGTTCTCCGATTGCCGCCCAAACATCTGCGGCGGGGATTTGCGTTTCTGCCCACTTAAAAATCAGCACGCCGTCCGGTCTTAATACGCGCATACACTCGCGAAATCCGTCATGCAGCATTTCGCGCCAATTCTCGCCGAGCTGCCCGTACTTCTTCCGCATCCACGCATTTTCGCCGACGCGCCGAAGGTGCGGCGAGTCGAATACGACCAGCGCAAACGAGTTGTCAGGAAACGGAAGATCCGTGAAGTCGCACAGCACGTCTGGATGCACGATGCAGGTTCGTTCTGAATCTCTGCTGGTACTCTTCCAGACCCCCGTGAATTCCTCGTCCCGAACGTCGCAGTATATCGCGGCAGGGTGGTTCTTATTGAACCAAATCGTTCTGCTCCCGCAGGTCACGTCAAGAATTTTCTTTGTCATCATGCTTCCTCCATAACGTCTCCGCCCCACTGTTCCACCATATGCCCCCGCGCCCGGGACGCCTTGCACACGGTTTGCGATTCCTCGCAGGCTATCAGAACCTTCATTTCTCCCCCTCGCTTTCCTCCACCGGGGAGCGTAGCCATTTCAGCCAGCATTCCTTGCACTCTTTCGTGAGATCGCAGGTAGGATAAGGTGCTGGGCAATAATGGATATTTCCAAGGTACTCCGCCAGCTCCTCATCCGTCATGTTCCGGATGCGGTCGGCGTTGGTCAGCGGCTCATACCGGTCTTTCAGGCCTTCATCGTGAATGCAGCCGTCGCAAGCCGCCCATCCACCCGGGTCAATTCGGTACTTGCAGCTGGGACACTTGTCAGATTTATTCCCCATCACTCTTAGCCTCCACAAACTCCCCGTTTTTCAGCATGTACGGCGTATCCGCTTTGATTTTTTCGCCATCGACATACTCCGTTTTCACACATACCGGAACGTATCGTTGCTTTGCTCCATCGTATTTCCACTCCGCAAGTGTAATCCAGCAGCCAATTGGCGCTTTTACCACAGAGCCATGTCCGGCGCAGCAAATCACGGAATCGCTTCCAGTGCAGTTAATCCGGGCGTAGTCCCCGGAACTGCCAATCCGGGCGTAGTCCCCGGAACTGCCAATCTGGGCGCA